TGCAGCCATTGCGGTCGGCCTACAAGCTGCAGTTCGGGCCCTTGATAAATTCATTCCTACGACTTATCAAAATAAAAACGAAATGACGAAACAAGGCAATTTACGAGGCAATGCCAACAAACAACCTAAACAACAAGAACGGAACCGTGGAACAGCAACAGTTAGCACTGTGCCTGCCGCTTACGGCTATAGTCTCCGAATGCAACCAGCTGTCATCACCCGAAAGGGTGAGACAGCCACTGTGTCCGGAAGTGACTATGCTAGCAGCGTGCGGGTCACCAATAGCTCGTTGTGGGAACCAGCGTCTTCAGTCCTGATCAATCCTATTTACTTCCAAAATGCATCTCTTGGCTCTTTAGCCAGGATGTACGAGAAGTTCCGGATCAAACGTGGGCACATCCAATACGTACCAGCGGTGCCAACAAGCACGCAGGGGCAGATTGTTATGTGTTCATCAGCGTCCGTGAAGGAGCCTTTCATTAATGGGTCATCCACAACTTTTCTGAGCAGAGCCTTGTCACAGGGTAATGCTCTTGCCACTCCTGTATGGAAAGAGGCTGTTCTTGAACTGCCTTTTGACAACGAGTGGTACATTGTGGACACCCTTATTGATTCTGATCTCGATGACTCCATTAGCCAGGAGTTCCAGGTGTATGCCACCTGTGAGGCCACATTGACAGCTGGGATCTTGATCTTTCATTATGAGATTGAGTTTAAAGACCCATTGTTCACCTACCACCCTACGCTCATCCCAAATCCAAACGGAAATGGGTTACAAATAACTGCGCGTGATGACAGCGACATTAACGCGGTCGCTGATGCATGGAAGATCAACAACACCACAACCACCCTGGACGGTGGCAATGGCAGTGTTTATCGGTTTGTTTTCCAACAAACTTTATCCACCCTACCAACTGGTGTTGGTGCTTGGTCTGCCGCTTTTAGAGTGGTTACAACCAATGCATTAACCCAGACTAGTGAGGGAGTGCAAGTCACAAACATCACTATGTCAACCGGTACCACCCTTTACGGCGTGTTGAACGGGACAGAGATTACGATGTATGCCAGTTACGAAGGAGCAGTGGGAGGGCGAGCGGGTGACTTGATAAGTTACCAAACAGCCACAACCCTCAAAGGGACATATTCCTTCATTGTTGCAATGGTACGTTTGGGCAATGCCCTGCGAATTACCACGCAATAACTTTGACGAACAAACTGCAGTTAGACAGTGGTGCGTAAGGCCACTGCCGGTAATGGTGAGACCGATTGAACTACCAATGCATACGAGGTAAATCAAATAACTTCTTTATTGAGCAAAACGAATGTAGACTAGGAACGGCTTGGGAACCGTTTCAAATTAAACTGGGGTAGTGTCCAGATAGTTTTGTAAGATTTAGACCATAAAAATTAGCAGCCTATAGGGCAATATATTTATACATGTTTTTACGGTGCAGTTACGGGCCATGACAAGGTCTGTCTAGCTATTTAATTAGCAACCAACCCCTCCGCCAGCGGCGGAGTCAATCAGGAG